TAAAACCATTCCATTTACAGGATCATCGGGCATTTGAGGAGATATAGAAGAACTGCCATATTTTATTAAAAATTTACCTTTTTCTGTTGCATAAAGTTTATCTTTGCGACCCAAATATCCCCGCAAATCGGCGCTGATAGCACTACCCGTTCTGGGATAATCTCCAGATGGACTATTTACGACACCTAGTACATTTGGCCACCCACCGCCAACTAATCCACCCGTCCCATCGAGTTGAGACCATTCTAGTGCAGGCCTGAAATCAAAAACATCGGACAATCTGATATTATCAAAATTTCCAATAAGTTCATAATCTGGATAAGAATCTACCGAAGCATAGTCTCCTACACCATGTGACCAATACGAATACACTATAATAGGTCTACCTTTACAAGATTCTCCCGCGCCTTTAATTTTTACTTTACCAAGGCCTAAAACATTAAATTTTGATCCATCATCTAAAATATATCGATCTGTAATATCATTAATTTTAACAGGTACATCAGATGGATTTGGAATTGCAGTTACACCAGAAACAAATAGATTTAATATTTCATCAGAAAATGGATTTTCTATACCAGAAATTGTAAGGGAATTTTTCACGTCATCATAAGTCAACCCACCGACAGCTGTCAAAGTTACATTGAAAGGGCTTGAACCAGTTTGTTCATAAAAATTATAAGCTTTCAATGCAAATTCAAAATCTTCCTCTGACATCTGGTGAATGTTTTTCTTATCAGACGAATCTATAGCAACTCTATACGCATAATTATTTACATTACACGTATCATATAGTTTTTTAAGGTTGACGACATCAGAATGATGTAATTGAAATTCGTTTATAGATAATGATAAATCTGTACTTACACCCAATCCAGTGAGAGTAGATAAAAGTTGTCCAGATGAAGAAGATCTTTGAGAAGCAATATCAATATCATATGTATTAGTGTTATTTGTATCATTGTTCGTTGTGTTCGAATCCCAATTTTGTCCAGATATAGTACCGCCGGTCAAACTTGTCAATGTATATGGCATATATATTTGTGTGTTTTCAGTCTTTATTTTTTCTTTCGATTGTGTTTTTCTCACAGGAACCAGTACATTTAAGTTCGACATACTAGATAATGTAGTTATAAAAGTAACCGATTTTAGATCGGATGAGAATGAAAAGTTGCTTTGAGTTCCTACTTCGCCTGCGAATAAACTAGTTCCATTTGGAGGCGTCCATACATTATATAATGTTGTAGTTTGTTCAAAATATTCGTCGGCGGCAGCTAGAGTAAGAGTTACCGATCCTAAATTACTGGATGAAGTCACAAATTCTTTCATTACAGAATATTGTGTATCAACAGTAGAAGTACCACTAATGTCATCTATACTTCGTATTGTCTTGAGCCAATTATTTCCAGTTTCAATTATACTTCCGCCAAGGGAATTTGATATAACCGATTTACTAAAGAGTCTAGCTGTAGTTGTAGTATTGGAAATAGTTCCGTCTGTCGAATTTCCAGTATTAGCGAAATTGCCACCAGAACTAACTCCGATTGCCTCAAAAATTACCTCATTAAGAGCAAAACGATTTCTCGGTAAAATATTAGTGTCTCCGACCGAACCATTTGATCCACCCGCATTTCCAGAATTTAATTCTTTTACCAATAAAGAACCAGTAAAAGAGTTGTAATCATAAACAATGCCACGAATAGCATCATTATTTTTTTGGTAAATCAAAGATTTTCTGGAAAAATTTCCTTCTTGTTGCATCATAGACATCTTTGTTAAAATATTTGAACCAAAGTCATATACTTTTGTTGCGCCATGTGTCTCTTGAGATGTAACAGACCTAGCATCTAATATATTATATTCTGCGTTAGTTCTGGGGTTAGTTTCAAAATTTATGTCATATAGATATAATTTATAGATCGCCGTTTCTTGTGTGGTAACAGGAGGTCTAAAATCCCCCGTTGTGTGATTATATGATCTGGCACCACTACTAGAATCTTCGTAATAAGAAATTGCTTTAACCTTTGCAGTACCGACAATATCAATACCATATACGTTTGATGTCAATGTCTCCGCCCCACCATCAAACATAACTGGTGGGATTTCTCCGGCAACACCATCGACTGTCATTCCCGCTATATTGAGAGAGGTTGTATTAGAATCTGCCGGCACGCTAACCCATTTTTCGGACGCAGATTTACCTATGTGACAATTTACCAAATTGACCGCACTATTTATTTTTGGCAATCCCTTCATATCAGACACAAAGATATATGGGCCCAAATCTACTGGAATAAACTCATTGTTTTCTTTATAAATTTCTCTTGCTTTATCGTATATAAGATATTTACCCTCTTTGCTTAAGGCCTTGGGTTCTACTTCATATCCTTTTATATATGCCTTACCAGATTCGATACCAATTGCAATTTTATTTCTAACTGCATTAATCAAATTCTGATGCGTAACGCCAGGATAGTATTTTGTCTGAGTTGTATCTAGCACCTGATCGGGATAATTATTAATATCTTGCTGTGTAATCTGATGCGATTGACCGACTCCATCGATAGTCATTCCATATTCTTCTGGCATTTTAGTTTCTGCCCAGAATCTAGCCTCAACATCAGTATCAAATACAAAGTCCGACATATCAAAAACGCCATCATTAAAATTCTCTTTATAATATTCTCTAATATCTAATTTGAAAGGTCGTACAGTATAATCGCCGGATTCATCATAAGTTCTTCTGGCCAAAGTTTTCATAAGAATTTCATAATCATCTCTCGCCGCTTCTTTAGCAATATTACCATTTTTAACAGTTATCAACTCAACAAAATCGGATGTATCTACTACATCAATATCCTTTTTTACTAAAGTCAATACAACTTTCAGTCTATCAGCTCCAGGCGCATTATAATTTACACTACCCAAAGATGTATCAAGCAAAGAACTATCATCATTAGAAGTAATAACAGATTGTGAAATATCCAGACCAATTTTTGCAGTTGGTTCCGAAGTGTATTTACTCAATACAATACTTTGTGCTTGGACTTTTACCAATTGTCCGCTGATATAATAAACGCCCTCCTCAATAAAGGCAATCGTACCTTGACCAATGGGTCTAGAGACAACAGAATTTGACATGACTTCGCAAGTTAAAGTAGAACCATCTGTTCCAGTTGTTACAAGAGTTTCGCCTTCAACAAATGTAGAAGTAGCCCCTTCAGCAATAGTTACGGTCTCTCCATTGACAGTAAATGTCGTGGTGCCCGGCACCGAATTTTGAATAGAAACCAATCCGCTTCCCACATTAACTTGTGTATTCGGAGCAGGGGCTCCATCAAGATATTTCAAATATAGTGTAGTTGGTTCATCACCATCTGCTGCATAATCTGTAAAATCTCCGTCACTATTTCCATCAAAAATATCTACATGTTTAACAACTAATGCCTTCAAACCAGTTTTGTTACCTTGAACTATCTTTCCTACAAAATCATTTGCAGATGGTAGAGTAGTTGGAAGCATAACTTTTACATACTGAGCATTTAAATCAATCGCTGATTGGCCAGGTATTACCATCGCCCCTTCTTTAAAGAAATGATCTGACAAATTAGTAATCTGTTGTTGCAACAAACTCTGCATTTGAGTCAATTCTCTTGCCTGAATGGAATTTCCAGGCTTGAATAGTATTTTTAGATATCCCTTGTTTATGTCATAATCGTCAAAATAGGGGGTGACATTAAGATTTAAAGTCATATGTTTCTTCTCTCATTGGGTAGTTAAACGAATTAAAATTCAAAGACAACCTTAATATCTTCGATTTGATCTATAGCGCGAGATACGGGTTGTCTGTTTTCAGTATACAAAACCTTACCAGAACCAGATTCTACATCAAAAGTAGTTTCTCCGGCAGTACCCCAAGCATCGGACGATGGCGTTGTATAAGATGGACCACGATATGATACATTTGTTGCAGGAATAAGAGATGTTTTTTCGAGGGGATCTGCAACAATTGCGATTTGTCTAAACACAGAAGATGTGTCCGAAACTGGAAACATTACTTTAGTTGTATCAGTGCCCGCATCATTAGGTCTGGTATGTTGTTCATCATATTCAAGTCGCATAGCTATCATAATATAATATCCACCAAGTTCTTCTATAGCATCGGATCCATGGCCTTTATCGGGACTAATGATCGGCTTTACCTTACATGCGTTCACATTATCTGCACCAGAACTAAGAGCCGGCAAGTGATCGGTATCTATAACTGCTGAAGTAATCGTAGTATAATTTGTTCCTTTATTAGTAATGTTTATATTAGAAATTTTACCAGAAGAAACAATACCATATGCATCGAAACCCGAACCATTACCCGTAGTGGTAATTCCTGGCGCCACGATTATAGTAGTTGAGGCCTGTGCAGGAAGAGCACCATCGAGAGTAACAACAACAGTTGTTCCAGTAACTACCCAATCTGTAATTTTTTGTTGATTTTGATTTTGTACATCTACAACATAATATCCGTTATACTTACCACTCAACATGCCAGATTCTACACCAGTGATTGTGACAGTACTTGTCCCATCAAGGAGCATGTCATTGCGAGAAATATTGTCATGATAACCTACTCCTCCTGTTATTGATCCATTGACCTCATTAGGCATTATTTTTACATGATCTATATGGCCAGGCGCTGTCAGAGCAGCTTGTTGAATTTGCCATTGAACACCTTCAGCAGAAGAAGAATCTGATGGATTGTATTCAACAGTGGTTACAGGAATATAATCCTTTGTCAAAAACTTCAAGGAATCTGCAAGAGAAATAGAATACATATATTTCCACCTATAACCATCAGCTGTAGTTTCTATTTCTGATACAGAAGTGGATGTAGGTTTCACAGTCGATTGAACTGCGATAGATGTTGCACTGTCATCCACAAATTTTTGATTGTTTATGCATTTATACACATTGTATTGATTCGAACCTTCCGTTATCACATAAGAATTTGGGATAATCTCTTCTGCCAAGTCATGTTCATACATCGTATAAACTGTATTTGGTGTCCAGTTAATTCTAGGAATTGCAAGAGTCATATCAGTCTGTTCGACCTTTTTCATTGCAATAGAACCCTGTTTGACTGCATATCCATATCCGATAGAATCTTCCGGTGTTGGCGGGTTTGCATCATTCAACCAAGCAGTAGGTTTCCCAATCGACATATAAAGATTATTATATACTGATTGTCCTAGATGGGACCAAGTAATATTTCCATCGGTGGGTACGGACGGTGTTGGACCTGTAGTACCAGAAGTTCCATTACCCAATGCAAGCCAAAGATTTCCATCTTTCACTACAGAAGTGCCTTCTGAATAAGTTGTTGATGCCTTCCAAATTGGTGCGGATCTGTTAATAGATTGCAAAAATTCCTGAGCATTAAATATTCTCAGTTTATTTGTGATAATTGCTGCCATTGTTTTACCTTTTGCATATGATTTTTTATATTATTTATAATCTTTTTTAGTCGATTGTCATAGTTTCTAAAATTTGATTCAATTCTTCAACAGTTGATGGTATATTTGCTGTCGTATATTTTACCAATGTAGATTCTGATGCGAAATTGGATTTGTCATTTATAGTGCCCGGCGATATAAATTTTTCAAATGTATTTTCATCCAAAACACTAATGTTATAATCAGATCCCGACTGTAGTTTTTCGTTAAATTTAGCTCTTTCTACTGAAAGATTTGTTGGGCCCATTCTTTTTCTTGTCCCTGATAGGGGGGTTTCTTCCGACATAATCAAATAAACGGGAGAAATATTTACAATAGAATCTAAAACCGCCCTATACTTTCTATCAGATTTAGTAACTACATCTGACATAACAGTATTTCTCCATTTATGATCTGTTCCGTCAGTGGTAGATATCCATTCCTCATTTCCATTTTCTTCTACTGGCAAATTATACCACATATTATAATCCGGATGTCTAACTGCTATATGTGTCAAATTATTTCCCTGTACCAATTTTCTATGGTTATTATAAGGCGAACCTACCATTTCCGAAGCTGGACTAAACATTTGTTGCACCAATTCGTTACGAGGATAAGTATCCCTAAAATAAAATTTAAATCTTTCTAAAGATTTCCAAGTCGTATGTAAAGTCGGCACATCGCCTTCTTTATTATTGTTAAATCTTCCAGAAATATTTATAATCATTTTTTCATCGCGAGGATTTGCACCATCTGCGATAGAACCGATCCAACTATTGGCATTTCTATCTACATTTCCACGAAATATATTATCCCATCTAAATTCTACTCTATTCGGACCACCGAATACTGCATTATCCCATTCGGGCATGTCAGCAGAATAACTTGAAATCAATTTGACATCATATACAACATATCTTTCGCCAACCGATGAATCAATTAGAGCTCCAATTATTTCATACTTTCCCCAAGGTCGAGTATTAATCCAATTATCAGAGATCATATCTTCATCAGAAATATCGTAAATAGTTACAGTATTTCCTATAAGCCCGGAAGTGTAATAGTGTGAATAGTCTTTTCCAAATGCTTCTCTAAAATTTAATGCAATTTTTTTAACTTGCCACCATCCACCAGAAGCGTTTGTACCATCAACCTGTAGTAAAGCATATCTTCCAGATCCGTTATCTACTGTTGTAGATCCAGCGGTATCGTCAGACACTTCGCCTTCGCCTACGCCATTATACATTCCATCTATTGTAGAATTTACACTTAGTTGTCTATTGTCATATGTGAATATATTTCCATGAGAATTTAAATAATTTGTGTCCTGTCTTGTCGAAGTCGGATACCATTGGCCATTAGTTTCTCCATATGCCCATCGACCAAGACCGTCCATATTTTTAACTTTCATGTTGACATTTTTAATAATCTCGTATATAAGTTGGGCCCATGCAATACCAGCACCTTTTCTGACTTCTGCAGCAGTAGAAATACTATATTCTCCAAACATCATTAATCCGGCAGGGTGAATCACTTTTTTAACAATTTTTCTCCATTCGTCAATATATCTTCCGACTTTAACAACATAAGAAAACTCCTGCCACAAATACCCATCATATAATCTATTGTCATCCGACAAAAATCCCTGTTTGTTTAAAAACTCGCCAGGCCGCACACAAAGGGGTCCTGTCAATACAGTCGCTGTCGCTTGTCCATCACCAAAGGAACTTAGATCAATTACTGGTGGGGTAGTATAATCAACTCCAAACCCTTCCAGTTCTGATTGAAGTGCATTTCCTTTTATTTTAAAACTTTCTATTTTACCTATGTCTTTGCCATGTCCTTTGAACCATGCACCCTTACCAATCGACTTATAAATACCAGTATATTCCTTGACATAACCATATGGTTTCTTCATATAATTATTTCCAAAAGTAGACAAACTTACAATAGTAACCGCAGCTCTTGGTTTTGACGACCAAGAAACTCGCAAAGAATTTCCGTCCGGTAGAGCATAGGTAGAATATATGCCATTTTCGTCAGATTTTCGCAAAGAAATTTTATTAGCAGACACAGGATGATTTTCATTACGAATAATATATTCTACATCATCTTCAAGAACGCTCAAATAACTTATTTCTATTACTTCATCTATTCCCAAATCTGGCGAAAATGCAATTCCACTGCCCATTCCACTTATAGCATTACCACCAGAATCTAAAGCCTGAGTCAATGAAAACTGTGCGCCGGTTTGGCCTGGTTGAATTAATTCGGAAGTATTTGTTATTATTTCACCAGAGGGAACAGTAGAGTTTACACTTCTAGTAATTGTGGGGATTTCATTTATATCAAACATCATAGAAAATGCAGATTTATTTGACTCTGTCACTTTAAATGTAACCTTTAATGGTTCAGATTTTCGAATAGTAGTAACAGAAGGAATTGGATTTACATATATTGGATTCAATCCAACACCAGAGATAGAATTATCAGTACCCGTATCTTCAATGAGGCCAGAGACTTCTTCATATCTGCGACCAGTTGTAAATCTCAGAGTTCCAAAGAAAGCATGATTATAATCTTCTATGGAATATGAAGAATCTACTTTTTGTCTAGCACCCAAGTAAAAATTCTTTACTGGTTTTGAATATGTTAGAGTGACCACGTCTCCAATCGACAATGTTGGCCAGGAAATAACATTACCCGCAGAGTTGGTCGTAGGTGTAACAGAAACAAGTGTTCCGGCAGATGGGCCCGATGTATAGTCAACCGACATTTCTATATTTTTATTAGGATCATATACTATCGTAGAAATACCATTTTCTTGACCAGAGGCAATAGTGATTGTTTCTGTATACTCTCCATATTCAGAAATATCAAAATAACTATTATCGGTGATTGTTGTGATATAGTCTTGCCCATCAACATAAACTCTGGATTCTGTTGGGCCTAAAAATACGGCAATGTGATGCCAATCGCCAAAGGAAAGAGCTGAGCCAGTCTGCGATACAGTCCCGTTTCCAAATTCCAAAGTACCATCTGGAAGTTGTTGTAAAAATGTTTTTTGTGTACCACCTACAGATTCATTTATAGAAAATATAGATGCGCCTCCATAAGTACCACTAATTTCAGTGCCTTTTCGGAAATACCAAAAATCAATAGTAATACCATCCGTAGAATTTTTTCTAAATGTTTCACCGATATCGGAAAGTCTCATATATCCAGAATCAGTAAATAGTGCATTTTCACCAACCTGATTTATTTTTGCAGTAAATCCACTTTTAACCCACTGATGGGCTAAAACAGAACCTTTGATAGTTAAAACTTGCCCTACATTATATCCAGTGCCACCTTTTCCAGAACTAACACTTGCTGAATAGACATCATTTGTAATAACAATATCAAATTCTGCGCCAATTCCTTTGACAGATTCCGCTGAAATGTCAGAGATAGAAAATGAATTTTTAGATGTACCGGATATAATAGAAATCCCTGTGACTCCACCATTACTGTCAATAGAAGAAATTTCAAAAATTAGATCATTTGTAGTACTAACGCCACCCAGCTGGGCACCATCAATAAGTATTGAGTCGCCAACTACATAATTAGTACCTCTATCAGAAAAACTGGGCAACAAAACTTGATACGTTGCACCACTTCTCTCAACAAAAAATTTCGCATCAGTTCCTGCTGGAAGAGATGTATCGAACTGTGTTAGGGTAAATGAAGGGTTATAATGACTATCTTTGACATCGGGAATAATTGGAGTACCAATCACACTAAACGAAGCTATTTGTCCAACCGAAGAAACCCCACTAAAAGAAAATTCTTCTATTCTTCCAATAGAATCGACCTGATTTACAATAATTGTCAAGTCATTTGTAGGCGAAAATCCACCTAATAAGTCGCCAGGAATTATAATTACATCATTTACAGAATATCCTACAGAAGAGGGAGAATCTGCCAATTTAACAAAAAGTGGTATGGGCGAACCGCTGGGCAAATTCATACCCGTATTGACGTTCCAACTAGCATTCGTACCACTGACAGATGTGGTGGTATATCCAGCGGTCGAAGTAATAGGATCTTCTTGATTAATTGCCATATAATCACTACCAGCTGTTACAGAATCTATTTTTATAAAAATATCATTCGTGTCAGATAATCCGTTCAGACCAAGTTGAGTTCCGTCAATCTTTAATACATCATTTTTTAAATATTGAAATCCCAAACCAGATGTACTAGAAAGAATAGTTAATATCGAATTATTTTCTATTGATATATCAAATTTACCACCGAAACCATTGCCAGACTCATATCTAGCTGTTTGGTTGGTTAAATTAACAGGAGAAGGAAGAACTTGAGCATTAGAACTAGTTTTACCGGCGGATGGTGATGATAATGACGTGAAAGACGAACCAAATAATGAATTTTCAGTAGAAATACCAGTGATAGATCCATTTGAATCCACACTTGACACGCTCAAAATTAAATCGTTTTTATATCTAGTATCCAAATCATCACTGGGGTCAATATTGGATACCGCATACGGCGGCGACACAGTAGAAACAAGCGATGTTTCTATTCTAATACCATTCAAATTTGATTTCAGATCTGGTATCAAACCAGAAAATTGAGTACTATCTTTAACAGTGATAATAGAAGTATCAATACTTTCAAAATCATACAAAGCAAAAACCGAATCTGACATAGAATCAATATTTTCAATAGATACCACCGTGTTTTTTGCGGTATCGTGATAAACATCACCAGACAATCCTATATCAAATATAGTCTGTGGGCCATTTGCAATATATTCACTAGATGCTGGATTCTGATTAAACAATACACTATAATTACTAGTGGTGGCGCTTGTATCTATTACTATACCTGATGCACCTGAACCCAATGTCCCATCATCAACAAATTCTATATGTTCTCCATCTGTGTATCCATCTCCGCCAGATCCGATATCGATTCTTTCCACTTTGCCGGTGGTTGTATGACCAATTTCGGCTGCAAATCCATGGCCACTACCTTCTGAAGAAAGATTATAGTGAATTGGTTGATTTCTGGAATAATCCGTACCCGCATTTGTAATATCAAACCCCACAACACATTCATATAATTTTTCTTCGAATTTAGTTCCATTGGTCTGAGAAACTATAATATCTTCCTCGCTCTGAAAAGTTCCAAAAATATTTGTTATGAAATATTCTCTAACATCATAATCGCCAATTTTCAAGTCTTTATAATATTCAACAATAGCAGTTGCTTCGGATACTTTTCCTGTTATTCTATATGGATTTTGTATTTCTGGATTCTCTAAAGTAACGACATGTGGTATCGATCGTACTGATGTAGTACTTTCCCAAATATTATTACTGGCTTTAAATAGGTTGTCTTTTGGATAATAAATTTCTATGGGTTCGTTAAAAATTGATCGGAATAAAAAATCATATGATTTTTCTGTACCCTTAGATTGATAAAAATCTTTCATAAATTTTAGAAAGTTTCTTTGATTTTCATATGTAGTTTTTTTGACGCCAGTAGATTCAACTAATCTTTTAACACCATCTTCTGTGTCCGGTGTCGTTGAAACATCCAAGTATGTTTTTACATAAAATCTAATTTTTACTATATCATTTATAATCAAAGTGTCGGGATCTCCACTAGAGTCCACAAATTTAATGACATTTCCTTCTATAACATAATCTGTATTTTCGACCAGTTTTACATAATCACCTGTTGTTCCTGTACGACTTACAGCTGGCGGAGTCAGATTATCGACATAAGATTGCAATGTATCTCCATCTCCACGATCAGTTGAAGTCGCTGGATTTTTAAACACCACAATTTCATCAACAACAGATGTCGCATCAGTTTCGCCAAAATAATAAAAAGGATTAAAATAATTAAGTTTGAAAGATGTTGCAATTCCATCCATTAAAAATTCTTGGTCATACAAACTTTCTGTAGCAGACTCAGCGGTTTTTCCTAATTGGTTTGCGTTCACATTTTCAGAGTTTTTTTCTTCTATTCCTTTTATTTTTACAACATTTGGAAAAGATGAAGCCAACTCGTTCTTGTATAAAGAAACAAACATTTCTAGTGTATCATCAATGTCGGCATATTCAGTCATATCGCCGGTGACACCGGACGGATTATCTGACTGAGACATCCACTCATAATACAATTCTAAAAATTTTACAAACCTAGAATAATCTTCATCAGAAGAAATATAAGATGGAAGCTGACTTTTTACATGGTTTGCAATATTTGAAATATTAGTTTTATTCATTTTTAATACCCACCGCCATATCCACCACCACTGCTGGATCCGCCACTACTAGATCCACCACCACTGCTTGATCCTGAAGTACCAGCAGATGGAGAATCCGAATAAGTTCTAGTTATAGATGTGGTTCCAGTTGCCGAAGTGACAGACATAGATGAATTATTATATGTAGATGTAGCATTTCTGGATACTACAACTCTTTGCGAAGATATGTCATAATTTTCATTAAAGTCATCGGTATCTTCTAGCATTGTGATTGACAGTTCATCTAAATCTAATAAGATAATTTGATTCCTTACAGGAAATATATCATTATTCAAAGGCTTAACGACCACACCAATAGAAGATGATGATCCAACAACACTGGATAAAGAAATATCGGGAATAATTATTGTTCCTGTTTCATAATCTATTGTTCCAGAATATATCGGATCATAAACTTTTTCTGCAGCGACGTTCATAGTGTGAAATCTTACTTTACCAAGACCATTGTCATCAAGATAATATGCATTTTCATTACCAGTAATATAAAATGCTTTCGAATATAGAGTTGATGGAGTTAAAGCATTATTAAATTGAAATCTATAACTAGTAGATGTATCCACAAATATCGTTTTTTCGTTTATCATCAATATTTCTGTCAAGTTGTTAGTTATAGATTCGTCCGATTGATCGATTTTAGCCAAGAACTGAGAATATCTAAAGTAACTATTAAAATCATTCAACATATTCATATCATAATCTATAATAGATTTTTTAACGATTTCTTGTAATGTAGCTTCATCCAACATTGTAGCTTCATTATCATATTTTACTTGTGTTGTTATTTTTAATTTTATAAAGTCTGGATCGATAATGGTCGGAGTCAAAGTCAGTACAGAGTAATTTTTTACTAAATTTTGTTTTATGGATTGTTTTTCTTGAGCAGAAACATAAAATCCAGAATTGGGTTTGATACTGATAAACACTTTTCCATATTCGGGTGGATCGGAATCTTCGCCGCCCCAAATATTAACAGATGAGGTTTGTGGATAAATTTTAGGAATTATTGTTTGATAGTCTCTTGCAGTTACAGCTCTATTCTGTCCTTCAAAAGTTTTTGGTGCATAAAATTTAATAGAATTTACAGATTCCCTATCACTACCTCCATAAGTACGTCCAATTATTTGCAAATTGTCCTGTATATTTGACGCCCTAATATTTCTATTAGAAGAAATAAGTCTTAAATTTCCTGTCATGTCATTAGCCACGGATCCCTGAGTAACTAAATACTTTAAAATAATTATATTTCCGCTTTCTACGGCAGATCCTAGAACACCATCACCAAAAACAATTTCATATTTTTCCTCGTAAGATTCTTGCAAGAAAAATACTTTACTTATATCTGACAATGACATTGTATCAGTAGATCGTTTAAACTCAGTCAAATTGGTGTCAGTAACATTTGATTGAATAAACACTTGCAAAGTATCTGTATCAACATTAGAATTTGATATAAGAAATTTTTGATTTGGATCTGTAGTATCTACTATTATTTTTTCTTCGACATATATGCCTTGGATTACTTCCAAATCAAATATTTCATATGTATGTTTATATGTACCATTCGCTAGAAGTTGAGGTGAGAAAGTTCGGGGGACAGTCCTGCTCACTTTTGGAATAAACTTATATTCTTCGTATGTCTGGCTATTATTTTTTGAAAACATAAAAGTTTTGTCTATTTTTATACTATTGAAAATCGATGGATCTTCATAGTCTGAAACAATCTCAAACGTACATGATAGTGATGCCTCAGCCGCACGTACTGAAGTTGGCGTATATCCTAGCAACTTTGCTTTAGCTACAACATTATCTCTCAACCTAGCAGTATCCAAAAACATTTCGTTAGATATCATATTAAGATAAAAAGAGTTGTAGTAGGTATTATAGCTCAAAAGATCTGTGAGAGTTGATAGTCCAGAGCCTTCAAAATCATAATCCTTAAATGTAGGATCACTTTTCATATATTCTTTTATACTACTTTTGATACTTGAAAAGTCTAATTCGGAAATTTGAATATTTTTTGCCATTTATTTTACTCTTTTAATCCCTAGCGTATATGACAGTACCTCATTGACAGGTGGCACCGAATACATAATGGTGATATTTAGTTTATTTGAGTTACTATCTTCTTTCCAATCACCAAAATCGACATTTTCGACTGTAATTCTGGGTTCATATTTTTTCAGTGACATTCTTATAACTTCTTTAATATTTATCTCGCCCGGTACACTGATTTGGTCAAAATCTGTTAATAACTCAAATAAAGTTTTCAATACATTTCCACCAAATGCAGGCATAAACTTTCTTTCCAGTTTAGAGGTCATTAATATATTAGTAATACTCTGTTCAATAGCAGGAAATCTATTCCTTTCGGGTCGGTCTATTTTTATTACCACATCATTGCTAATGGGGTTTTTCATAAATTTTAAATCGAAATCTCTGTTTGTTTCTGTTGCATATGCCATTTTAATTTCCTTATGGATTCAGATGAATTTGAGCGCCCTTGATAGTTGTATTTCCACCGCTTGTAGTGTCGATTTTGCCACCAACCTCTACATTTACATTTCCACCTATTTTGACATTTACATCAGCATCTACCACAACATTTGCAGTACCCTTTACATGAATATTATTCTCTCCAAAAATGATTTCGTAATTGTCTTTTACTACCTTTACAACCCTAGTACCGTCTGGATGTATTTCTTCAAAAGTTCCAGTTCTATGATAAGTATGTATTCTTTCAGCTCCTGGCGTATCATCAAATTCTTGAATGTGTCCTGATTCTGTGAATAGTGCTTTATTATGCGGATATTTTGCTCCAAATGGATTGTCCGGTTCTTGAAACAAATCTGTAACATCGGTATCTGCAATTTTTTTCTCAACTGATGGTGGTTTTGGACTACTGCTACCGCCACCGGATTGTTGGGGCGCTACAGAATAACCATCACTTGAAGATGGAGCCTCTGACTCATACATTGCATTTTGAGTATTCCTAGAAGCACTCTGAAATTCTTCTGGAGCAACTTCCCACATCACATCTCCATCTTTCAGTTTAGATGAAGCCGGTCCAGTTCCACTATCACTAGATGTTCCTGATTTTACCGCCCGATAAACTTTTTGTTCTATGTATTTACCATCGTCTTTACTGTTCAATAATCTTCTGGCATTTGCTTCGTGGCCACCCATTTGATTATTAACTTTATCTCTGACCGATCCGGGCGCGCCATTATTATTCGCATCAGATCTTCCATAGTATTTTTCACCAACACCACCCGCATTAATTGAAGAATAAATTTCTAATCTACCCATACCATTTTTGACGCCATGATCTCTCAGATATCTTACAACCGCGCCGTTAGGACCAAGTTGTGTATCAATCGCGGTTTGTTCCGTTGAAAAATCAATGCCGTATTTTTTAGCTTGTGGTTCTCCAAATTGAATGACGCCTCGGTGCTGACCCCATTGTGTAGTTGGTCCCTTGCGTCTGGCGTCCCATCTACCGCCCATTTCATAAGACATAACAGTACCAAAGTCTAATGCACTACACTGCATTGCAGCAGCAGCTGTAATGATGCCAGTTCTATATGTATACGGAGGTAGACTTCCAATTTGATTTTCTTGCAGTTGTGGAGAACGCACCAAGTCTCCCTCCGAATAATCTGACCCATTCTTCCATTCGCTGACATCCAAGCTTGGGGCAGCTCCGATGTTTTCGCTAGATTTTGGTTCTGGTTTATCATAAGTTCCAGTATTGCCGGTGGGGGCTGATGTAGAAGGCGAATACTCTAAAGGAGTTCCTTCAACCGAAGATCCGGTACTTTTGGAATCTTGACTTCCTGTTTCTGGGTCTGGTACAATACCATTTCTTTTTATTGGTACAGAACCACGTTCGCCTTTTGCCACACTGAAGTGCATTGCGTCTTTGACACTATTCCAATCACCACCCCAACCAAGGCCATATTTCCTTGCAATCGCGGAAGTATTTGCTGGCATATCACTTTCAAATGTTTTTTGGTATGGGTTTTCAGCAGGATTGATATCTATCGCAACACCAGAAGCATGATAACTCCATTTTTTAGAACCTCTACTTTGTCTATGGACATATCCACCCAGACTATAAATAGTATATCCATCCGGATGATTAGGAGCAGGAGTTCTTTCAAATTCATTTATAAAGTTTTGAAAATTCTTTGCATAGATAGTCGCAACCCAAGTACTTTTGCCATTTTTAGTTGTAATTTTTGAAAGTCGTTCTCTATTGTCTGCATCATTTGGAGTACCAGATTGATCTGGACTTGCGCTATCATTTCCCTTATTGTGGTGGTCATTTGATGCTGGCCCGCTGGTTTCACTTGTTCCGACTCCTGCTCCAGTTGCTAGAGGGTTTACGTCACTCTGATTTACGACTGTACCACCCTCGACAGACGCACTTCCTTCAGCGGGATAAGACCCATCTGGAGATTTTATAGAAGTTGCATTTGGTTTTCCATAAACGGTCCCCCAAACTATAGGATCCTGAGCATTCATGCCATCTCGGAAAAATCCCATAACCCATGCGCCAGGCAGAGATCCAGTAGGAGATTGTCCGATACCACCAATAGCAGCACTAGTGATGGGCATTATCGGCGCAGCCCAAGGTAATTTATCTGTTGGAATTTTTGATTTATCATCACTATGAAATCCAAAAATACGAACTCGGACGCGACCTAATGTCTCTGGATCATTGACATCTTCTACAATGCCTTGCCACCAGACCAATCCTTCAGTACCAGTAAAAAGATTCATTTACCACCGCCCCCCGTCAATACTGGTTCTTTCGATGGTAAAACATCATTGAAACTGTCTTTGACTAATTCTAAATCTGTGGTGTACTGATCGCCGGCTAGTATATGTCTAATTCCTGTTATCAAATATTTTCCACTATAATATTTATCTTTCCATTCTTCGCCCATATCGACTCTAGTAAACAGAGGTAATGTTAAATTTACAGTGTCGCCGACCACTAAGTCGCTGTCACCATAAATCGACATCTCGCATTTGATGTTATTCATAAGATTTGTATAAAATAACCTCTGCCTAAAAATTTTCTCTTGATTATACATTGGCCGGCCTTCTTTGACTTCCACTTCAGGTACTATAAATCGTACCGAAGTGTCATCATCGACTTTCATATATTGTTTGCCTTTTCCAGAAACATCAAAAATTGGACCTGATGTGTTTTTATTGTCTTTGTCATAATTCAAGTATTTGTATTCTTCGTGATCTTCCCATATACTATGTTCTAGATCGGTTTTATTTCTTGTAATCATGTCAATAGTAGAAACTTTGGAAGCAAAAACTCCATTTGTAATATTATCCAAAACCGAAAAATTGGAAAGAAACTTATAAGTGATCGCCTTTTTGTTTTCTACATTTACGTCCAATATCTCTTTTCCATCAACACCAGCATTTTTATAAGAACCAAGATTAAATTCATTTTTAGGCTCTTCTTCCACCAACATTTCCATAGGTTTCATTACATATTTTTTACTGGTTTCATAAAACATATAAGATGAACTCTTATATTCTTCGTGAAAGGCCTTTCCACACAAAAAAGAAATTGCTTTCATAGGTGTCATATTAGGAATTACGACACCAAGTTCTTCATCATATTTATCTTCGCTTGGCTCAAACTCAAATGTCTTTTTAGATTCTAATCGTTGAAAACATTTTTCAGCAATTTCTGTAGAACTGCCTTCAAAATATTCTGATATTCTTTGTTCAAAATTTGTTATCATATCTACAGAAACCAATTCCAAATTATAAGTTTGCGTACTGACATCGCTTTCTAAATCTGTAATTTTATTGACAATCATATCAAGTTCTGTAAATTCTGTTAATCCTTGAGTCGCAAAAGATATATTTACCCTTTCCTGTCCTATAATAGGCAAAAAGTTGAGAATCCCGTTAGCATCTTCCAAAGTCAGTTGAGCCGTAATCGAAGGAGAAAATAAGTCTTCGTAAATATTAAGAGATTTGTAAACACCAAAAAGATTCAATTCAAAGTCGTTGTGAGAAACTATAGTCATTTTTTTTATTTCACACAGCCCATATGTCTGAGAAATACTCATTATGCAACAATCCTTTCCCAATTTTCTAAAAATTTACCCAAAAGATCTTTTTTCATAATTCTTATAGTTCTATTTTTTTCGTTTTTCTCTTCTTCATATGCATACTTAGACTGCATAATATACGAATTTTTTTCTTCTGCCGGCAACGCAGAATATGTATCTGATGTTATTTTATAGCCTTCTATTTTATGAGTAAATTTGTGTGGGGTCTGCATTGCAACCAACAATCCTAATTCTATTGTATACTCAGAGGACGATTGCGGATTTAGTAAATTCCAACCCTCGAGAAAGTTAGTTTGATTTGGCTCTGTATATATTCCATTCCAAACATAAAAATTATCTTCAATTTTTACTACTTTGCCCATCACTCGGCCATTTAGATTTTGTAACGAATTTCTATCGCTCTGACTAACATATGGAACATCTTCAAGATTTATAATTCTTATCATATTAGACATATTTCTATTGTTATTTTCATCAAAAGGTCGGGTCATATCAGATGAGTAATATAATAAATCTGGAGCATCATCAGGAACTTTGAAAGTTATGTGGGAAGATCCAAAAAAATCTTTTTCAGATATTCCATTGTCATATAGACCATAAAAACGATTCGGATTCCAATAATTTTTTCCATCATCGGTAGTTAAATAAAAAGTATCATAAGGAGAAAAATTTATTTTAAATTTATATGTACCACCTCGAAATAACACAAGTTCTGGATCTGTAAGGCCATTAATTAAAAAATGATTAGATTCTTCAGGATTATTCCAATTATTACATGATATATTAAATTCGGCAGAGCTAGGAGTTGGCACCCCAAGTTCAGGTAATGGAGACCAATTTTGAGTTATACTATCCCATTTGACGCCTCTATCAATACTTTCGTCATAAACAATCTGACCATTATAATTTCCAAATGAAGTGTTTCCATTTTTGGGCAACAAAGGCGCTGGTAACATACGTTTTAGTTCTAAAACATTTTTTGGAGTGTATTTTTTAGAGATATATTCATAAAACATAGATTCCGTCTTAGGTAATTCTTCATAAACGTCTAACAAGTTATTGTACATCAAAATAACCCAACTATATTTCGCATCGCCATAATATTGTGCAGATATGCTTTCTACTGTCTGATCAGATTCTATAGTATGTACCAAATAATTTTTGGGATCATCTTTGTAAGAATCTAAAATATATGCAAATCTAAAAATATTTTTAGATTCTACTGGACGATTATCGAGTTTTATATCATATTTAATATTTGAAATTTTATTAAACATTTTTAATATCCTTCTGCAGCATCGCGTGTGGATACGACTTGTACTTCTTGGAATGTTAATGTGAGATTTATTAGTGCTGGAGCAGGGGCCTCACCCCTGTCACTTTGAAACATTGCAAACTGTCCATTGCCACCATATGATACATCACAACCCGTACATACCGATGGTTTTATCTTATTGAGATATTCAGTAGGTTTTCCATCAATCATATATTCTATACTAAACCAATTGGGCGTTTTGAAAGTATTTCCATTTCCTCTAATTTCGGGTAACATCTGGATCCTAAAAAATTTAATTATTTTTCTCAACATATCAGATTCTTCCCAAGATTTGGGCAAAAATTCATATGCATAACTAAAAGTCCTAAACTCTACTCCCTCAAATAAAACAGTTCGATTTGCAGCACCAACACCAAGGCCCTGTGTCTGGGCAAGAACCCCGCCAGTATCACCCAATTGTTGACCAGTTTGACCGATAATCTGCGAAGCAAGATTTGTAAGTACATCCATATTATTATCATCTCCATCACTTCCTAGATTCCCTATCGTACCCGCAATACTTCCACCGTCTGTATTTCTATATCCTACCTGAGAATTTACTGTAAGACTTTCTGGGATATATAACTGGACAGTTCCTTCTGGTTCTCCACCCTGCGATTGCGAACCTACAGTTTCCATCTTTGTATATCCTGCAACGTCATTTGAATAAGCAGTAAATATGATATAATCACGAACATTATCAGATCCCGTATCGCCAGGATATGCCCCAGCGAAAGGCCTTTCCATGTCACTAGCCTGTACTGTATTAGGTCCACCAGTTCTTGTTACTTGTTGAGAGATTACCCCAGCTGCATCATTTGCTGCTTTTTCGATTGATGCGCGGGCCCTTCCGACCGCATCAGCATTTGCAAGAGCTTCTTGCAATTTCTCTTGAGTGGCGCCTTCCAATAACTTTGCCTGTGCCTCAAGACTTTCCGTTGTGACAGGTATACCCGATCTCTCAAGAATAAGTTGAGGTGTGATTTCTGATATATCTGGTATATCCGGTATAGAAAGATTTGGTATATCTGGTATAGCAATATTATTATCGTCAAACGTATTGGTGACCTGAGATATATTAAAATTCCCAAATGGCAAATTAAACATCAGTAAAGACTCCTAAATAGTTAAATATATTTATAAGGTTTTTTATACGACAATGCGGAGATTTACATATAAAGGAAAATATAATCCGGTCAATGCACATAAATATGTGGGAAATGTATCAAATGTAACCTACAGGTCTATGTGGGAACGCAGATTTATGAAATATTGTGATATGAATCTAAATGTTGTAAGATGGTCCAGTGAGGAGTTAATAATACCATATTATTCGCCAGTCGATAGAAAAATGCACAAATACTATCCTGATTTTTTGCTGACAGTAAAGACCAAAGATGAAAAAACAAAAACAATGGTAATAGAAGTGAAACCAAAAAGAGAAACCAAAGCACCTAAAAAGAAAAAGAAAATAACCCCCAGATATTTACAAGAAATGAAAACATGGAGCATCAATGAAGCAAAGTGGAAATATGCAGAAGAATTTTGCAAAGATAGAAATTGGGAATTCAAAATACTCACTGAAGATTTTAAGGCACTACTAAATGGCAGTTAATTTTACACCACTACTCAAAAGACTTGCGGCAAAAGGAGTAAAACCTAACACTCCCGCAGCCAGAAATTGGTTTCGGACTAAGGTCAGAAGCACAAGAGTAAACAGACAAAAACTTATGTCGGCATCTGACAGGTTGGAAGCAAGGCCCCAGATTGGTTCTATGTATTGTTATGCATACGATCCAAAGTGGAAAAAGAAATTAGAATATTATGATGAATTTCCTTTGATATTTGTGGTCGAACCATCGCCGGGCGGATTTATCGGAATCAATCTACATTATGTTTCTCCAAGAAATAGAATTGTTTTGATGGACAGTTTAACAAAAATATCCACCGACAAAAATTACAACAAAAAAACAAAATTAGCATTGTCGTATAATATACTAAAAGGACTGTCTAAATATAATATGATAAAACCATGTCTGAAAAGATATTTATATGGACAAGTGAAATCAAATTTTGTAAAAATAGATGCAAACGAATGGGATATTGCAATCTTCCTTCCTGTTCAGAAATTTAGAAAGGCCGCTGCAAGTACAGTCTGGTCGGAAAGCGCAAGGAACAGTTAAATGGGAAATATGGATAGATTTATTGCAAATATAAAAGAAGGCGGATTGAGTCGTGGCAATAGATACGAACTACTGATTACTGCGCCCAGCATTTCGGCTTTAGGAAATTTTGCAAACAACGGCGGCGCTGAGCAACTAAGATACAGAGTCTCGACTGTAAGTTTGCCTAGCAAATCTATTGCAACATCAGAAACCAAAATATATGGACCAGTAAGATTAGCACCATATCAAATCACATATGACCAACTTTCTTTTAGTGTATATCTTAGCGATGACTTTAGAGAAAGACAATATTTTGAAGATTGGATGCATTATGTAATTGATTACGATACACACAGAATTAGATATTACAAAGATTATTCTGCTAGTGATATGCAACTAATGGTAATGGATGAAACAAACAAAGTTACAAATACATATGTATTTGAAGAGTCATATCCTCTATCTGTTGGCGAAGTCAGTATGTCTTACTCAAACGAAGAGCCAGCAACATGCGACATATCAATGACATATAGAAAATATATCTCAAAATCATCATACACAGAAGCCGGCGGCGGCAGAAAAAAAAGAAAATCTCAAGAAAATCTTAGAAATACAGTAGAATCTCAGGGCAGATCTGCTGCGGATATAAAAAGAGCTCTTTCTGCATCCGGATTTTAATAATACTACTAAATATACGAATTGAAATGAAATGGAAAAATAATGTTACCAAGAATTGACACCCCAACTTATGAATTAGAAATACCATCAACAAAACAGAAAGTAAGATTTCGACCATTCTTGATAAAAGAAGAAAAAATTCTTCTGATGGCACAACAGGGGGACGACACAGACGAAAAAATCGAATCTATCAAACAAGTGATAAGAAATTGTATAATTCAAGATATTGATGTTGAAAGATTAGCGACATTCGATATAGAGTATATTTTTGTAAATCTTCGATCAAAATCTATAAGCAATATTGTCGAATTAAATTATAATCATGTATGTAATGTTGGTGGAGAATCAAAAGAAGAAAAAATACCATTTCATCTTAACTTAGACGATGTGGTTGTGGAATTTGAGTCTCAAGAAAATTATAATAAAATCAGTTTGACAGATAATATTGGCATCATAATGAAATATCCAAATTTTAGCACTATGCGAATGTTATCACAGACAGACACATACGAAGATATAGTGAGTGTCATTGCTACATGTATTGATATGATATATCAAGACGAGGACATTTTTAATACAACCGATCACCCTATAAGTGAAGTAAAAGATTTTATAGAAAATTTGACACAAGAACAGTTTGGAAAAATAAATGATTTTTTTGAAAATATGCCTGAAGCTGCCGCGATTTGTAAAATTAAATGCAATAAATGCGGATTTGAGAAAGATATGAGGGTGGCGGGGATCACCGATTTTTTTCTCTAACTTTGAATCATGAATCTTTGGTATCTCTATATAGAAACAATTTTGCATTAATGCATCATCATAAATATAGTTTGACAGAATTGGAAAACATGATTCCGTGGGAACGCGAAATATACCTTACATTATTGATGGATTATATAAAAGAAGAAAACGCCAGACAAAATCAACAGTAAAGGAAAAATTTCAATGGAAAAACAACTAGAAAAAGACTCCAAATATGCCTACCTAGATAGAGACCATGATGGCATAGTTAGTGATGAGGAAATGGCAATGGAAAAACAAATGATAGAATTGGCCGACATGAAATCGAACGTGGAAAATGAAGATAAGAAACAAGACGCCCAAAGACACATGGCATGGTTCGCTCTTTTTGGTATGTTATTATACCCTTTTGCAGTAGTTATTGCAGAATTAATAGGACTTATCAAGGCAAGCTCAATTCTGGGAGATATGGCCCCAACATATTTTGTGTCGGTTGCTGCAATAGTCGCAGCATTCTATGCGAAAGAAGTAATGGGTAAAAAGTAAATGGCAAGTCTAGCAGGAGTAACAGATCAACTACAACGTCAAAACCAGCAGGAATTGGCAAGTGTAATAAGAATCGCAAATGAACAGTTGGTTTCTTCTGGTGCTAGACAAGGTCTAGATGAAATTGCCAAAATATTTGAAGCACAACAGGGCACTTCATTATCAGAATTCAAAGCTACTAAAAAACAAATAGAAGAAATGCAAAGAGGACTGGCATCCCTAGAAGGCGTAAATTCTGAAGAAAAGAGAATGTTGCAGAGAGTCCTAGAAACATCTCAAGCTAGTATCGGCGAGAATGTAACATTTAAAAAATCCATCGGAGAACTAACAGCCAACAC